CTGCCAATGGACCGTCAGATGGATTTCTAATACCAGTAATATCACCAGTTCTATCATTTCTAATAATTTGATCAGATCGAACTGGAAATTCTCTACCAAAAATGTCTGTGAACTTTCCGTCTGTTATTGCATCAGCTATTTTTGCTCTTGTTATACCACCAGGTAAATTTAAAATGCCTTTACCAAAAGTTGTCAACGGAGACACAATTTTAGAAAGTCCTTCAGGTAAACCAATGCCACCTGCTATTTTACCACCTAACTCTTCAATTGGACCTAACACAATGTCACCTAAACCTAATCTCGTAGGTGGAGCACCTTTTGCTTGACCTTCTGGCAAACTATACAAACCCTCTATGTCTCTTAAAGACACACCCTCAATTTCATTATCTTTACCGCGTCTTAAAGTTAAAGGAGTTGTTGCAAAAACTCGTCTTCCAACATCTGGATCAAAAGGATCTTCAGGTGGTAACGGCGGTCCAACAAATTGATTGTCTCTTCTTGCAGCTTCATTTCTTCTTGCAGCTTCATTTATGTTCCTTGTCACTGTACTTAATGTCTGATCAGGCATAGCACCATCATCAAACTCATTTGGATCTACAAATGGAATGCCAGATGAATCTATTTCTGGCACATTGGCTATTTCAGGAATAAAACCTTTACTTAATTTCCCTTCAGCTAAATCAATATCTGGTCTAACAGATGCCAAGTTTGCCATGACTTGGTCACGATCTAAATTAACTCTTGCTCTTTGATCTCTAATGGCCTGTTGCTCTCTTTCAATTCTTGCAAGGTTTTCATCTTGTGCAATAATGTCCCTCATATCTTGTGGAACTACAGGTATTGATGGAGTAGAAGCTGTGATCATATCACCTCTTGATCCTCGTCTTTGCTCTCCAATTGGAGCAATACCTAAATTTGACTGCATCGGATCAAGCGTGCTTAACTGACCCACATCTGATGTTATATTAGGATTTAAATTTCTTACCTGATTTCTTGCTAACTGATTTCTTGCTAAATTTGCTACGTTGTCACCTATGTCTTGATCTGAAGACCTTGTGATTTTTTCAGTTGACCTAAACCCCGGACCTTCTGTTATGATTGTGCCACCTGGCGTAGTAGTAATGGATGTTCCAGGCTTAACTACATCGAGCCCTGGCATTCCTAAATCTAAAATATTTTTATCGCCAAGTATGTCTGTTGCAGTGCCTGCAGATATGTATTCAGAGGGAGGAATTTGACCTGCTGATACAAGTTGAAACTCCTCTTTGTTTCTTTTATCTAATTCAACTTTTCCTGCAGGCGTTAAGTCGCCATCTTTGAAAAATCTATCTTCCTCTGTTAAAGAAACTTCATTTCTGTTGTTAATTTCTCTTCTAATTTCATTAATCTGCGATTGATTTAAGTCATTAAAGGTTAAAGTAGGAGTCGTAGCACCAAAATTTTGTGCCACTGGAGCCTGTAAACCCATAGGAGTCGCTGAACTTGGATCATCGGCAAACAAACCTGGATCTGTTTCAGTTAATACATCTGGTAAAGCGGCAACTTCCTGCGATATGTCCACAGGTGTGCCTATAATCTGACTATCATCATCACCTTGTAAAGAATCACCACCATCGCCAAATGGATCTGAAGGATCATCAAAACCAGCGAAATCACTGAAATCTTCCGCCTCGCCACCCCTCTGCATCATCTGTACCGCGGGCTGATCAAAAATATCTATCAAAGGCATATTGGGTGCCATCACAGGGGTAACAGCACCCATACTAGGTGCTAACGGAGGATTGACACTTGCACCATTCATTGATTTTAAAAAATTATTGAAATTCCCCCTACTATCAGCCGTACTGCCTACTTTTACCTGCGGAGGTTGTGAGGGTGCCGCAGGTGTCGGCATAAATCCACCTAAAGGACCATTTGCCATGTAAAATCTCCAAAAAAATCTTCTTTTGAAGATAATATAATACTAACTCGCTTTTTGCAATAGCATTGTCATCTCTCTATTGCTTTGATCTAACAATCTTGATACCCAAATCTCGTCTTTCCTCTTTTTTGCCTCAATCAAAGTGTTATCTATAGCATTGCATAACTTCCAAATACGTTCTTTTTCAAACTTTGTTAGCGGTATCTTGTTATCATCAAAGTTTTTAATGTCATCTGTGCCTTTTTTAACATTTTTTTCCTTGCATAAGTACAAAACAGCGTACTTTACTGACAATGGTATGCGATATTGGTCTGTTTCATAACACCTATAACCCCTCTCACTCATACCAAGTTTCTTTGACATGGCTATTTGGTTCAAATTAATGCTTTTGCGATGCTTTTTTAACTCTTCACCATTCCAATCACTAAAACTTTGCTCATTTTTCTTCATTTTTTCTCCTTTAAAAATCCAACTTCAATCAAATCCTCAACTAACTCATCGTCAGTCGTGAACCTCACTGGACTACCAGTCCAATCACACGCAAGTTGTGCATAACTACGTCTAAAATCTTCCCTAGTCTTGAATACCATCTGTGTATTCTCTGTCATTTGGTCAACAACTTCAGAAGGACTGCCTGTGAAAGTCGATGGTGCGCCAGTGGCGCTCTGCATGATATATGTTTTCATAATATGATTATAGGTTTTCAGTGCCTAAAGGTCAAGAATTTTTTTTATAAAATTTTTTTGGGGTGCCGTTTTCAAAACACTGGGGGTTGTTTGAGGGAAACCGAGTGCAAGTGCACCAGATAACGAACAAATAAAAAAAGGGAGTGTATATGGTACACTCCCACCGATTTTATTTTAGAATAATTGAGACTCTATCGTAGAGTCCCAATTCTCTCGTCAATCCATTCTTTAATTGATTCGTTTAAGTTTGCTAATACATGATCATTATTATTATTAACAACAATTTGACCTCGTGAGATTCTCTCGATCTCTTGTGGAATCTTGTAACCATTTAAATCGTATTCACCATTTGATGTACCATTTAAATGACCATAGAATTCTTGATTAAGAGTAATGACAGATTGAGTACATCCAAGCCTTCTTCTAATTGTATTGATTGTTCTTCTTACAGATCTCGCATCGTTAATGCCAACAGACTCCATAATTTCCCTCGTAGTCGCTCCATTTGGATTCTGACATAATGCAAATACTCTGTATAACTTTGTGTTATATGGCATTGTATTTGTAAGAGTCTCATTATAACGAGTCCCTTGATTGATAGTCTCGAGTCTAAAGTTTAAAGAATAATCAAAAAGGTTAACAATAAAAGAAATCCAATTTTTAATTTTAGTAGAGTTTAACGTACCTTGATGTTGTCTAAATTCAATCGTTCCTCTTCCACCATCGATGGCATAATTTAACAAGTTTATTGCATTGAACTTACCACTAATAGAATGTCTTAACTCTGGAATAGTAGTAGCATTATTAATACCATTTAAAAAAGAATCAATCGGTCTACAATACCTAGAATGTCTCCTCGATCTTGCCAACATTGAAGAAATAAAATCTTGATGTTTAGCATATCTAAAACATACATCCTTTATAAGTTCAAATTGCATAAACTCGGTAGAGTCTTGAAAATATTGTTCTCTATTACTATACAATTCAATTGATTTTCTATTAAAATCTTCAGAGTCCATTGTAATCGGCTTTAATCCAATATGTACATGATGACCACAATTTGTAGTAATTCTTGCTCCATTGCTAATTAAAAGCTCATATACTTGACTCACATATTGCCAAGTAGATTCTGCCTTAAAAGATAAAGGAGGTAAGACTACCTCGCATCCATTAGAGAGACTCGCATCTCTTTTAACTTTACAAAAGTTTAAAGTTTGATGATTAGAAAATAAAGGAATCGCATTTGATACAGTTAAATTATCTACTTCAATTTCTAATCCTAAAGCTACATTTATCATTATAAATACTCCTATTGTTTAGTTTGTTTGTATCAATTCATAACGAATCAATATAGATATTAGATCATAAATAGGTATTCAATGCAAGTTTTAAGTAATAAATGTTCGTTTTTTTTTAATATTGCGAAGCAGCTTTTTAATTTTAAAAATTGGCAGATTCTGGCGATTGTTCGGTTAAGGAGGAAGCTGGGCACTGGGAGAAGCCTGGACACCGACTCCGACACCGACTCCGACACCGACACCGATGTCCGACACCGAGCCCAGTCTGGTTATTTCCGAACAATTGTTCGTTGTTTGAGTTGAAAAAAGTGCAGCAACCTGCAGCAAATGGCCTGCTGCCAGGCAGCTGGGCTGGGCCGAGACCGAACAATCGCAGAAATCTGCCAGCTTGATCCAGAGCTACCAGCTTGCTGACCCAGGCACCAGAGCGAACAATTATTCGGTTGCCCGGAGATCAACCAGTGCAGTGCCATTAGCAAAGACCCATAAGATAATTTTTTTTATTTAATTTAATTATTGACATATAGGCATTGAGTTACTATATTATATATATAACAAACAAACAAAACGAAAGGGAATGTTATGACACAAACTTTAGAAAGCATCGTTTCAATCTATGATGTTAAAAACTTACCAACAGAAAAACTTTGTAATCTTTTAAAATATAGTAAGCAACCTAAACGAATTACAGAGGCCTTACAAAAAGAGAGAACAAAAAGACTTGAGGCTCTTATTAAAAGAACGGAGCAAGAATTAGCCAAAGATCCACTCTTCCAAAAGTAGCCCAAGCTAACTTCAATAAAGCCCACGCATTAGCGTGGGTTTTTTTGTTCGCTGGTTGCAGGATCTGGGTCACCAGAGCGAACAATAGTTCGTTTGTCTTCCCAGGATCCCGGGGTCACGGCAGGAAAATGTTACGGCAGAGGCAAACGAACAATAGTTCAGTCCGACCCAGGTCCGAATCCGAAGAATCACCGAACAAAAAAGCCCAGACCTCGCTAAAGATCTGGGCTTTTGTCCGAACAACTCCTTTCTAAATAATTAACAACATAAAAATAAAACTTCCGAAAATCGTTAAGACTGCGAAAAGGTTAAGCATAAACATCCAAAACATTTTAAACCCCCTCCGTAGTATCGAACTCAATTTCCGTTGAGCCAATAACATCTTGATCGGAAATTTTTTTCATTTGTTTAAAACAAGCATCTCTAATTTGTGTAGCATTTAAATATTTAATTTCTTCGTTTTCATGCTCACACCAAAAACGAAATGTAACCATTGTTTTATACATCGTTTCCTCCTTAATTAATGTAACTTTGTTTAATTTTATAACCATCTTTATAGAGTGCAGAAGATAGATTGTAGATTAAAGAAAACCCCATATCCATCCCACAACCACCAACTCCAACAGAACGAGTCTTTTCTTTGAATGGGTAGTCTAAAAATTTGGCTACTTGGTAAGATAAATTTAAAATTCTTTTATCTTTTCCCTTTCCACTAATCTGATGAACACTAATATGTCGATACATCCCACTAGAAGAAACTTGATTGATCAAGAGGTGTGCCCTTGAATCCTTTGGAAAGTATTTTTTGAGTTCTTCCCTTAACTCTTCTTTTGTATAAGTCATAATTGACCTCCTTTTGATTCGTTTGTTTGTATATAATATAGTCATTGACTGCCTATAAGTCAACAATTAAATTAATTTATTTTTACTTCTCTTGGTAACTCTTCTTCTCTCCTCCCTGGAGGCCCAGCTGGGAGGCAGCGAACAATAGTTCGTCAATTGACCCCTGGCAGCTGACCAAGAAGAGTAATGGTTGTGCTACAGCGCGTGCTGCAACTCCGATACAACTCCGATACCGAACAATTGTGAAGTCCGAAGTCCGAAAAACAGTGGTTCAACTAGATTAAAACCCGGGTTAGAACGAACAATTGTTCAAGGTGCTCGGGATCCCAGCACGGCACCGAACAATTATTCGGTCTGGACGACAGCAGGCAAAGACCGAACACCGAAAAAGAAGGCAGAAGCCCTGGCAAACACCGAGTCCGACACCGAACAAGTCCGAAAGTCCGAGTCCGAGTCCGAAACCCGACTGGTGAAGTCCGATGCTCCGAGCTTGACCGAACACACCAAGTGATTGCGTTATTTTTGGGTTTTTATGCTACTATGCTCTATCTCCTCTGGCTGGTTATGGGTTTTATTCGCTACTTTCATGCGTTTCTGTGCAAGTTCTTGAAATTCTTGTAGTTTTTCTAGTATTTGCTCCCTTGTCATGCTGTCAGCTTGTTCATGTAGCACATGAGCTTTATTAACAAGCAATCCCGTTGCCTTCAAACGCAGTTCTTCAGCACGGATTGCATCGCCATATTTTTCCCTATCTATGGCTAATTCACGGATCTTTAACAGATCACGCAGCGACTTTTCAATTGTTACACCGAACCTTGATCGAGCTTCTTCTTGCATCTCCTGGTATCGTTCTTGCACTACCGGGTTACGCAACAAGCGAACAGCATCAACACCAGGGTTCGCATACCCAGCCTTTCTTGCTGCAGCCGTCTGCGTCATGTCCTTGTGCATAAAGTTATCCAAAAAAGCCTGCTGCTTGTCGGTCAATCTTTTCTGTCCTGCTAGGCGTTGTTCTCTTGATAAATCTTCTCCTACTTTGGGCATAAGTTCTCCTTTTTTGCTATCAGTAAATATAGGGTATGGGGTGGGTTACTTACCACCCCCATATACCCCCTTATAGGGGGGAAGTTCGGTAAGTTCGTAAGTACCAATAAAATCAATGACTTACAAGCACAAATGAACTTACCATAACAATAAGTAAGTTCGGTAAGTGAATTAAATTTATTAAATAATATCAACAAGTTACAACTTCCCTTAAAAATCTACTTACCAGTAAGTTCGTAAGTGGTAAGTAAATCACTCATAAATGATCAAAATTTTTGGATCATCTGTTCGCTTAAACCAGGTGCCTTTTAGTGTACTTTCATACCCTAATTTTCGCATCATGGTAATATTCATAACACCACAATAATGACATTGATCATCTCCGAAACCAGCTTTTTTTGTACAAGTCAATTTGTGGTTCATTTCCAAATCCAATGTTTGTGTAATACCGCTACTAACAGCACAACCAAGACAGATTGTCTTATTGTTCAAGACAATCTCTCTATTTGGTAAAATTTGTTCGCTGCAACTTGTGCAACGCACTTTAACTTGGTCTGTATCTTGGGAATCCATCTTCATCCTCTCCATAATGAACGACTTGACCTAACTCAAAATTGCTAAAATTAGGTTTATTATCAAGCACACCCCAACCATTTAAGGCATCGCCCTCAAAGATTCTGACCCACATTCGCTCAAAACCAAGACCTCTGGCTTTGGCATCTGGTGTGACTGGAAAGCGAACTTTGGTATGTTTACCCTTTTGAATAAAAGCCGAATCTGTGGGTAAATTTGCATCTTTCGGCAAAGCCACCATGTTAGGACCTAAACTTTCAAAAGCCTTAACTTTATTGGCTCTTCTTTGTTTTCTATTCATCATGCC